GGACCCAAACTCCGCTGATACTCCTGTAAAGCCATGTAATCAGCATTGTCCGCAAACGGATTCGCAGGACGCTGCGGCGCAGCCATCAAACCACCCATCTGATTTATCTGTGCAAAAGACATGATCCTCGCTCCTCGGTTGTTGAATGCAGTTTATAACAAACCCAAATGAAAATATAGGGGCGATTTTTCTCGGTACTTGTGCACTGGATACAAGTCCAATGAAATTACCCCCGAATGATTTTACAAAACCATGTATATAAGTCGTATATAGCAGCAGTACCCCCAAAAAGGGGGGTGCGGGGGTCGGCGCCCGCGTCGCGGGCGGGCGCGGGCGGGCGGAGTAACCCCCAAAGATGGTGCCGGATGGATGAAATTAATTGATAAAACTTGTAATTAATTGCGTTTTAGGTGTTGACTATCTGATATCTATGCTCTACATCTATAGATGTAGCAAGGACGCTACGGTCAATAAAGGAAAGAAACAATGTCAATCACCAAAGCAAACCAATTAGGTCGGATCGCGGAGCTCGAGGCTCAAATCAAAACTCTTACAAAAGAACGCGACGCGCTGCGAGCCGACAGCGTTTCATTCGGGTACGCCCGCTGGGAGTACACGGTCCGGATGAGCGCACCATCACTGGCATGGTGGAAAGAGAACCGCCCGACAGTATGGCGCAAATATGCCAAAGAGACACGCGTCAAGAAGTTCGTCGCGGTATAATTCAACGGGGGGCGGTTGCCCCCCACATTCAACAAACACAAACCATCGAGCAATCAACAGGCAACCGTCTCAAGTTCAAGCTCGAGTTCATGATGATGATGCTTATGTCGGATCGACGCGACGAAGCTGCGAAGATGTACGATCAGCTGATCGAAGAGTTCGACAAGCTTGCATAAAAGACTTGTAGCCCAGTACCATCTGGGCTACACTCTACTTGTTCAATTAGGAAAGGAAAGAACAATGACTAGATCAATCAACACGATTGCAAAAGAGATTAGCGCAGACTGGAAGAAAGTCTACTTTGGCGCAGCGCCTTATCTGGACGCGATGCACTCACTCAACAGCATAGAAGACAATTACATCTATGATAGCGGCAAATCAGTTGTGCGTTACTTTCTGGCGAACGCTGGAACATGGCGCGGAGATACAGCCCGTCGCGTCAAAACCCCGCCCCTGGCTGCTCCGATATCTGGAGTCTACGCGCCAGGGGCTTTTCTATAAGGAAGGAAAGAACAATGTTTAAAGTTACCACTATCATCAAGGCGCCGTCAGGCCGTTTCATATTTGTGGGACGCGTACACGAAAGCTTATGTAATAAAAGCTATGACACACTAACAGACGCTAAGGTAGCTGCGATTGATTGTATGCTCGAGACTAAGCAGACGTTTCCTGTCGCTGTTTCTGTCGGGGAGAGCAAGTAATGGAAACTATATGGAACATCACGCTGGGCTTTGTCATGGGCTTGATCATTGCAACCGTGCTCTTCGGGCCCATCATCATGGGCTGGATATAACGCCATGAAGATCACAAGCACAATCGAAAGCGGATGGCGCTACGTTTATGACGAAGACTATAAGCAAGCACAATCATATGCGGATGATCTGGTTACCGCTGCGAGTCTTAATCAATGGCATGACAATCGAGGCACACGAGGCTGGCCCAGGGTATCACTACCCTGGGAACGAAAAGAAGATAACTTGCTACTGCGACTGCTGCGCGAGTTCGATGGGCGAGGAAAGAAAAACGTCATCGAGCTATGTATCGCCCAATCGCTAGGACGCACCCCAGTATCAGTTCGCACTCGGATCAATGCTCTTCGATAACCCATAAGAATCCCCTGGCTCTTGGGTTAATGAGCCTCTTTCCTTCGGGCCCAGGTGCGCAGCGCCTGGGCCTTTGGCGTTCGGGGCGCAAGGCGCAAGGCTCGCTCCGCTCGCAAAAAATATGTCAAGGCGCAGGACCGTTGACACTTGGCAACCTTTGGCAAGTGTCAAATAACTTGTTGACAGCTTGTTAGTGATTTGCTAGGATTGGTTATAGGCAATCAGGCCTATCTCAACAAGGAAAGATGTTATGAGAAAATCTTACGTTTCAGAAACTACCCTGAAGGTTCAAGTCGAAATCGATCTGGGCGAAATCGAAAACCTGATCAGCAGCTTGAGCGATCTGGACACGGCGGACGGTAAAAACTACCGCGCCAAAGAACTGGTAACCAAATTGCAAAAGCTCAAGCGCGAAGCAGCCGAGGAAGCGCGTCGCGGATTTGAGCGGATGTTAGAGCAATCTTAATTAGGGAGGGGCGGGCCAATAAGCCCGCAACGGAACTCGGATCGAGCGAGACAAGATGACTAAAACCCAGATAGAAGACTATCTCAAAGCTTACGAAGAGCAGGACTTCTTTAAAGACTGGGGATATGAATGACGCCAGGGCCCTTCGGGGCCCTTTCGCGTCGCGCCCTGGCGCTGCGACGTAAAACAGAAAAGACAAGGCGCAGGGCGCAAGGCGCAGGATCGACGCGCAGGACGCAAGGCGCAGGAAAAATAAAACTTGCGGACCGCTTACAATCTGATAAGCTCTAAGCATTCAACAGAGAAGGAAACAAACACCATGAAAAGCGCAATCATCTACAACGGGCCTAGCCTCTTGGATGGTCAACCCATTGTCGTCATCGCGACATATTCAAACCGCAACACCAAAACGGGGACGGTCGTGCAAACTTACATCTTGTGCCGCGACACAAACCCGCTCGAAGCTTCAAAGACTGGCGCAGACTTTTCAATTTGCGGCGATTGCACAATGCGCGGCGAAGTAACAACGGACCCGCAACGCAAGCAAGCAAAAGGGCGCCGTTGCTATGTCAATCTAGGGCAAGGCGTCTTGATCGTTTGGAAAGCATTTCAACGCGGCGTATATAAAGACGGGCCCGCTCGGGTCATGGGCCGCGGTCGTTTCGTTCGCGTCGGGACATACGGAGATCCCGCGGCGGTCCCGTCCCACGTTTGGGACGAGCTTCTAAGTGAAGCGGACACTTGGACCGCTTATAGCCACCAATCCGGATTCCGCCCCGACATCGCGATGCAATCCGCCGACGACCACGCGCAAGCGGTCGCGCATTGGAAGCAAGGACACCGGACCTTCCGAGTCATCGCGGATCTAGGCGACCTAGACAAGGCGAACGAGGCCCTTTGCCCTGCATCAAAAGAAGCAGGGCGCCGCGCTCAATGCACCGCTTGCAAATTATGCAAGGGCTCGAGCCTAGCAAAATCAATCGCGATAGTGGAACACTAACAAAAGGGGCTTCGGCCCCTTTTTTATTTGTCCAACGCGCCGCTGCGCCTTGCACCGCGGACCGCGGACCGATAACATCAAGGCGCAGGGCGCAAGATACCTTCCAAAACAGGGCGCAGGGCGCAGAACAAGGACGCAGGACTGTCAACGCGCAGGACGCAGGGCGCAAGGCACCCCTGCTCAAGGACCGCGGGCCCCTGATCCCCCCCAAATAAAAGTATATCACGCTCCTTGGCCCTCTTTACCAAGAAGAAATTCGCCCCACCACGAGCCCAATATGCCATATTCCAAGCGACTTGATGAGGCGAGAGTTTTATTGCGTTGGAGTTCGCTACCTTCAATTCCATCCAGAAGGGTAAACCGTCCCATACCAAATGGACATCAGGCACCCCGCCACCGTGCTTGTTTTCAATCCTTGTCGCGAAGCAGTTCTTCGGAAGGTTTGTCCTCAATGAGTTCCAAAAATTCGCCTCCGGCCCCTTGCTCATCTGGTGTGATATCCTTTGCTGTTCCTTCTATCACAAAAGCTTGCGGGTATTGCTTTTGCAACGCCGCCAAACGGGCAGTGATCTCATCCCGTGACATCTGATCTATGGTGTTGATCTGCTCCCGCCTATCGACAGTCAAGCCACCCAACGCGGAGCGGATCTTCTCGGCATTGATAGCCGCAGAAAACTGGCCCGCCTCTTCGGCGCCCGCTGACAGTTGATACAGCCGTTGAAGCTGACCAATAGTGGAGACACCATAGCGTCGCTGTCGTTCCTCTCGGAGCTCGGTTACATATTCCAAAACGTGCGGGTAGTCTCTTCCATTGAGAAGCTTGGACGCACTGGTGTTGGCAACCTCGGCAGAATAACCTGCCTTGCGGGCTGCTTCGGCGTTTGAGTATATGCCCTCGACAATGTGCCTTGCGAAGGTGCGTTGTCGGTTGGTCAGCGTCCGACCATGTTCCTCTTCGATCTTCTGTTCAAGCTTTCCCATGGTCACCCCGTTGTTGTTATCCAACAACCTATACCAAGTGATTGGCTCTTTCAACTTTCCTATATAGCGATTTTTTCCCAGCGAAGTGTATCCAAGTGTAACCAGATGTATCCAGATCTGGGCTGTCTAAGCACTATAAATAAGGCTTGGATACGTTTGGATACGGTGGATACGGTATATTTGAATGAAAAAAAAAAAAAAACAAAAAATCTCTGGGGAAGTGTCTATAGTGTAACTCGCGTAACCGCTGCTTGCAAAAAAGTCCTTGACCCGAGGACCGAGGTGCAATAGCTTGCATGTATTCAACAAGTAAACAAGGAAGGAAAGACTTATGAAACTTGAATTAAAATCTATTAAGCATACTGCGTGGGCTTCTGAGGAGACTCATTGTTATCAGGCCAATCTATATGTGGATGGCAAGCCTGTTGCTGTTGTGAGTAATGATGGTCATGGTGGTTGTGACCGTGACTATGATCATCCTAAGTTCAAGGGTGACAGTCGTGATTACCGTGCGGTAATGAAATCTATTGAAGAGTATTTTGAATCGTTGCCTCCTTCACCTTTTAGTTATGAGGGTGCGGATGGTGTTATGGTTCATGATACTTTGCCTCAGACTTTGGAGGCGTGGTGTTGTGATCAAGTCAATGATTTTTTGACGGGTCGTGAATTGAAGCGCAAGCTGAAGAGCAACATTCTGTTTCAGAAGGAGGGTGATGATGGTGTGTATGGCTCCAAGTATTATCCTACTGTGACTGATGGATCGTGGGTCAATGGCCGTCGGATCTTGAACGACATGCCGTTTGCTGATGCGTTAGAGATTTGGAAGGCGACATAATGGTTTTGCCAAATTTAGAGTTTGCAGTGTTGCGTGTTGCGATTGACCATATGATTGAGTTTTTGGAGGATGTTCATTTGGACAGTGATGCGGAGCCTTGGGAGCATGAGGAGCTTCACAGTAGGTTGGAAGCCGCCAAGCGATTGAAGGAGCGGTTTTCATGAGTGCTTATTACAATGAGATAGATCCTTATGCGGCGTCATGGTTGCGGGAATTAATTAAGGCGGGCCACATTGCTGATGGTGTGGTTGACGAGAGGAGTATTAGTGATGTCAGACCAGAAGAGCTTTTTGAATTTACTCAGTGTCACTTCTTCGCGGGGATTGGAATCTGGAGCCACGCGCTCCGCTCCGCGGGATGGGATGACGAGCGGCCTGTGTGGACGGGCTCATGTCCCTGCCAACCTTTCAGCCAGAGCGGCACAAGAAAGGGGGTGCTTGACGAGCGGCACCTCTGGCCTCACTGGCACCACCTCATCGCGGAGTGCCGCCCTTCAACGATCTTTGGAGAGCAGGTTGCGAGC